GCTCCCAGTGGCTACCTTTCGGTTAGCCAACCCATCCTTAAAAGGATGGGCCCCATCTCGTGGTTGGTGTTGACGCACGAGCACGTCCTGCGCGTTCTAGATGTTGAACGTCAGTGATAGGCTCATCACCGTGCAGCATGGACAGGACGAGATCTGGCGTGTCTTCTGCCAGACCGGATCCACATTTCCGATGCATGCTACTCAACACCTTCAGCAAGGCGCCCTCACCCTCCAGTTTTGATACTGGAAGGAGTCTCCGGCTGACCCAACCCCTGACAAGGGGGCGGTGCAGATTTGGACAGATTCTCTGGGTTTCATACCCCAGAAAACTGTGGCGACCGAGCATCGGAGATGTAGGAGCGACGGTTGGCCAGGGTATTAGTCTGGACATCCACGCATCCAAGAATCGTGCCGTATTCCAGGCGCCACGCTCATAAGCGTGGTTTCTGAGTGAGGCAGTGGATTCAATCTCCCGAACGGAGGTACGGTTTCCAGGAAGCAACGCTCGGACTCTGAAGACTGTTACGTCTTCGCCGTCGTAGTACTCCTTACCGCATGACTCTCTGAACTTCCCAGTCCAGAAAGACTTACGGTAGTTCACCTTTAGCCCAAAGGCTTCGAGTGAATCGGTCACCGCATCGACAAAGCGCACAGGGACAATAATATCGTCCCCATACACACGCACCTTCCCAAGAAGGGACTTGATGTCCTTCTTGGTTAGTCTGCGACTGAGCGCATTCTCGATCCCGCAGAAGATGACGGTCGCAAAGACCATCGCCTCAATTGGGAACGTGAGCGCTGAGCCCATAGACGCGAACTTGGCTAGGTGGATTACACCATGGCCAGGCACATCAGCCTTCCGACTTCTGCATGAGTCGACTGCCTCCGCGAGGAGGGGATGTCTTCTGAGCAGGAGCTGTACATGCTGATTCGCGACTCGATCAGAGGCTTCGCTGAGATCCAGCGTTGCGAGGTCTCCATTTCGAGACCCAAGGCAAGCAAGGTGCTGATTAGGCACCGCGCTCGCCCAGCTGATAAGCTGTCTAGCGGAGTCATCCGCTTCGATGGCTTCTTGGAAGGACGCCATGAGTCCTTGCTGCATATATTGCATGCAAGTCGGCTCGATGGCGATGATCCGTGGAGTCTTGAGCGTTTTAGGCACCGATATGACCTTAACAGGTCGCTCGGCGTCAGGCTCGAGGTATTGCACGCGGGCGAGGCTTTGATGATGCCTCCAACTGGACAGTAGATACTCTCCCGAAGGAAAGATTCTGTCCAACCGCTGAGGCCACTCTGTCTGATCCCACTTCGCGTTTCCGCGAAGGCGATCGGATGTGGCGCCAGGCCCGTGCTTTGGTATGATGTCTCCGGTGTGGACCTTATGGTCCACGTCAGTGAGAACCCCAGCCCAAAGCAGAGAACCAAGACGAGCGAATTGATCACAATCAATGCGATCAACCGCTTCCGTGGTTTCACGTACATCCTGCTCACACTCCATAAACTTGTCCATCGCGGCAGCTACCCTCGCATCTGTGCAAGGGAGTTCGATCTTGGCGAACATCAGACTAATCTGACGTATCGCTCGGATTGCCTCGATATTCGGGACATGGAGCAGCCGGCCAGACGGTCGGTCGAACACTAAATCCAGGAAACCTCCGAGAAATCGGGGGAGACCTCCTCTCCTCGAAAATCCAAGGAAGAGGCTGGGATCCACAGCACCCTGGTCAAGGCTTCTTTCGAAGTCTTTTCCAAAGGCTGGGAGGGCGATCGTGAGAAACGAAAGCCCCTCGTGTTCAACACGTCTCTCGATACTTTTGTAGTCGAGAGTGGTGCAGATGCCACACCAGGTTCCCACATCAGTGAGAACCATTTGCAAGAGCGACATCAGTCTACTCGCTTCCACATCGGAAGTGAGCACGGTGCCTCCTAAAGGGGGTCGCCGAAACTTTGCCTGATGTTGTTCCGAACAGTGCCCTGGTCCCTTGCGGGACCAGGGCCAACACTCAGAAGAGTGTCACGCCTGTCAGCTTTCGCCACCAAGAAGCTTGGTGATGTTGGCACCGGAAGAGGCCTGAAGCGACGCAAGAAATCCGTCGACGACAGCCTTCTGCTCAGCGACCGTGTATCCGTAGCGAGGACGATCCACCACCAGACGAAATGTCATGGAGTATGGAACGTTCTGCGCCGGGATCAGAGGGTCAGCAGTGGTCTTCTGGTGAACGATCGAGATGGTAGAACGGGCGCGCTTCGCAAACTGATGCGAAACGTCCACTGCGACAGTGCCGTCATCCTTTTGAAAGGAGCCGGAAAAGTCGCCACTAGCGACTCGCGGAAGCGAGTGCGCAGTGCCACTGATCGTCACTGACTGAGGTTCG